TGCCCGTATCAAACAATTTTGGAAGGTAAATCGTATGATTCCGTCTAAGGTTGAGGAGAGTACGATTCTTCCTCAGATGCAGCTTTCGGGAATCGAAATGCAGCCGAATTTGGAAGTTACGGGTGCTGAACCGAAATATCAGATTCTTGATGTAAATCCGGATATTCAGTTAAGGCATGATTATCTTGTAAAGGTAATCGGTACGAGTGTTATGAGTCAGTCTCGTGCTTCTATGCTGGATCAGATGATTCGGCTTATGCAGACTCCTGCTGAGGACGGTATGCCTTGTGTGCCGCGAGAGGCTGTGCTGGATTATCTTCCGGATGTTAATAAAAGAGTTGTTCTTCAATACTTCCAGAAGCTTAAGGAAGAGCGTATGGCGCAGGAACAGCAAAGCCAGATGAATAATAACTCTATGCAGCAAATTCAGATGCTGAGCCAGCAGCTTCAGGAGCTTTCCGGTGTTGTGGGTAAATTGGAACAGCGCCGTCAGCAAGATGATGAAGCGCTTCAGCGCGATGAATATATGACAAAAGGTTATCAACAAGGGATGAATGAAGCAAGGGCACTAAAGACCCAGATTGATAAGTCTGGACAACTCCCGCCTGAGCTTATTCAGGAACTCGCAGCTTTAGACGATGAAGCTCTTTCACGAGTTCTGGAAGAAAATCCTGATTTGATAGATATGATGTAGTTTTATGCAATAACCCGAAAGGGACTGCGAATGAGGTGTTTTTAATGACGAATACTTACGAAGGAACAGCTATTGACCCTGCTATTTTTAAAGAAGGACAATCAACTACTGAACCTGCACAGATTACAGAAACAGAGCCTGTAATCGACCCGCAAACAAGCGGTAATGAACCGTCTCTAAACAAACCGGCTGAAGATGTTACGATTCCGGAAAAGGTAACGATCCCCGGTGTTGGTGATTTCACGATTGATGAAATCAAAGAGTTTAGAAATGGAAGTCTTCGGCAAGCGGATTATACGAAAAAGACACAAGAGCTTGCAAAGCAAAGAGAAGAGCTAAAGGATGCAAAAGAGCTTTTCGATTATCTTAGAGCGAATCCGTATTTGGTGGAAACTCTGAAAGAAGCTGAACAAAATCCAAATTCTGTCGTTCATACTTCTGCTCCGTCTTATGAAAATGAGATGCTTCGTGATTTGGCTATGAAACAGCGAGCACTTGAAGCAGATATTAAAATGAGCGCACTTAAACAGAAATACGATAATGTTGACGAAATTGCCATCTATCAAAAGGCTGCTGAGCTTAAAACGGACGATTTGGAATTCGTTTATAAGGCACTGAATTACGACAATCGGAATATTGATGAACAGCGGATTATTGAAGCTGCAAAAGAGCAGTTTAAGCAGGAGCTTGAAAAAAATAAGGGCGCTGTCAGTACGATTGTGGACAATAAGCCGAGTTCTACTCCGGTGCAAAATGTAAAACTTTCAGACCAAGAAAGGAGTGCTGCTATGGCGTTTGGAATCAGCGAAGACGAGTACGCCAAATGGAGATAAGTGAATATTTTTGAGGTGAAATAATTCTTGACTACTCCTGTACAACCGACAAATACGAATACTCATATTAGTAATGATTTTGGCAAACTTCTTGAACCGGGTCTTCGGAAGATCTTCTTCGAAACCTATGCGGAAGTTCCAGAACAGTTTTCGAAAATTTATAATGTAAATACTTCTACGAAGTCCAGAGAGATCGACTATGGACTTGGCGCATTTGGCGACTGGGTGGAAAGAACATCTGAACTTTCTGAGGTCGATTACGAAAAGATTTCTGCCGGTGACGAGAGACTGTATGTACATAAAGCGTATACGAAGGGCTTTATGGTTGGCAGAGAACTTTACGACGACGAACAATACAGTCAGATTAAGAAGTTCCCTGCTGCTATGGCAAGAGCCGGCAGAGCGTTCGTTGAAAAGGAGGCTGCGACTCCGATTCACGATGCTTTCCTGAATGCACGCCCGATTTATGACGGTTCTGCGTTGTTTGCAAACGACCATAAGCTTGTTGATTCTACGGGTAAGGGTTCGAACCTTATTACGGGTGCCCTTTCTGATGCAAATCTCAAGCTTGCAATGCAGTGCATGAGAGAAACGGTTGACGAAGCCGGAAATCTTATCAGTGCATCGCCAAAGAAACTTGTTGTTCCGCCGTCGCTTGAATTTGTGGCGAAAGAAATCGTAAATTCTACGCTGAAATCCGGTACGCGCTGAAATCCGGTACGAATTACAACGATGCAAACACGGTAAAGGGTGCTCTTGATGTTGTGGTTTGGGATTACATGGGTGCTGCTTCCGGCGGCAGCGATACGGCGTGGTTCATCATGGATCCTGCGATCGCTCAACTGAATTTCTTCTGGCGAGTAAGACCGGAGTTCAAGCATGATGAGGATTTTGATACCTTTGTTGCAAAATATAGAGGTTACATGAGATTCTCTTACGGTGTATCGGATTGGCGCGGCGTTGTAGGTTCACTTGGCGGTACTGCTTCTGCGAAGGCAGTTATTAAAAAGCCGGCTGCTGCTGCTACAACGGTTGAGCTTACGACTTGTGTAAACGGTGCAAACCTTGCCCTTTACATCAATGGCAAGAAGGTTGCTTCTGCTACTGCAAGTGCAACGACGCATTCCTTTACGGATCTTCCTGCGGTTGCAACTGGTGATGTGATCTACTGCGTACAAACCGAGAAAGATAAGGTTCCGACTGAATCTGCGGCAGTTACAGTGTAATGCTTATGGGGCGGCTTAGGTCGCCCCCAATTATCTATGGTGATGGAATGACATTAAATGATTTGATTTATATGACAAGGCAGTATTGCCGTGACACGAACTCGTATGTGTTCAGTGATACGCAAATCAAGCTGTTCCTGAATCAAGGTATTCACCGTCTTCAGCAATATAAGGCATTCATTGGTATGCGAGAGCTTGCAAATCTTGTCGATGTTCCGAACATCCTTCCCGAACAATATCACTATATGCTCGCTCTGTTTTCTGCAAGCAGGTGCTATGACATTGATGAGAGGTTTTATGAGGGCGTTGAAAAACGGAATGAATTCGAAAGCCTTTTGGATGATTTGATTGCTGAGATACAAAGCGGAAATCTGCTGCTTACGGATGTTGATGAGGATGGGAATGCGATTCCGGTTGAGGATGGTACGAATTACATCGAGTATATAAAGGATGAATATTTCAAACCAAGAGATAGTGAGCTTAATGATTAGACCTTTTTTTAGATCCCCTTACCGCATCAGTCAAAGGAGTTGGATTACGGAGAGGATTTTTACTCTCAGTAATTTTGCCGGTGGATTTAATAATGTGGGTGCAGATACTGTCATCGGTGACAATGAATTTACGGATACCAAGAACATGCGGTTTGTCGGTAATGAGCTGATGGAAAAACGGCCGGGTATTGCAGAAGTAAATGCCGAAAGTTATGCGGCTCTCACCTCCCCTATTACTTGGATTGATGAGTATAGACCGACTACCGGAGCAAGCTCGTACATTTACGCGAG